CCTACAACGCTGCTATTGTGTCCACGGCTTTCCGCATGGAAGTATCTGACGTTGCGGTGATTGGACATGACCTTGCTAACAACCGTGTGTGGTCAACCTGCCGCGCTGGTATGGAGCAATCTTCGATTAACAACGCACGGGGCGCTGCTGCTGGCTTCACGGCAAACTACGCAAACAGTGCTGCCCCTACCTCGGCTACGCTATCAAACACGGCGGCTGGGTATACCACGCTCGGCGGCCAATTCCAATTCGCTGCTGTGGCTGGTGCGGAAACTGACTATGCGCTGTTTGGCTTCCAAGTAACTGCGCCTTCAGCGGCGGGTGCTGGTAAAAACCTAGTAATTCGTGGCGTGCGGATTGAAACGGCAAACACTGGCGCGGCTGTGGGGGCGACAGCTACGCTGCTCCAATGGGGCTTGGGTGTAGGCTCAACCGCTGTATCTCTTGCAACTGCTGATTCAGCAACGGCTGGTACTCGTGCCCCTCGCCGCCTTACGCTTGGCATGCAGTCATTGCCTGCGGCCTCGCCTATTGGCTACCTTGCTGCGGATATTGATGCGAACCTCGATGCGCCTATTTATGTCGCTGCTGGTACGTTTGTGCATATCATTCTTAAAATGCCAGTAGGACTTGCGACAGCTTCGCAAATCATTCGTGGTGTGGTGCAGATTAACGGCTTTTGGGAATAGATGGCGTTTCAAAGTAACGCATTCCAATCTAGTGGCTTTCAGATAGCGCGCTTCGGCGGCGCTGTTGCTGTGGATACTGCTGGCGATGATTCCTACATCCACTGGCAGCTAGAGCGCAATCGTCAGGATAGGGAGGTTGCCCTTAGGCGCAAACGCATTAAAGAAGAAGAAATCACTCGGCTACGCCTTGAAGCACAAGAAATTGTTGTAAAAAAGGCAGAAATCAAAAATGATACTACTAAGCAAGCCGAAAGGCAGATGAGGGCATTAGAAAAGGAATACAGCACCCTCATGGCTGAAATAAGGCAGCAGCTTATATTATTAGAACAACTACAACAAAAAAATGTTAAAGCTCGGCAAAGCATGATACTACTTCTAATGGCGGCGGGGAATCCTTTCGGTCGCTTTAATTAACGCTTGCAACTAATAGGAGATAATGGTACTATGGAAATCGAAGCTGTTATTGCCGAGGCACAAAGTGCAACTGGCGCGGCCACTGAAGTGGCATCAACCGAAGCGACGCAAACTCCAGAAGTAAAGACTGAACCAGCAAAGGAAAGTGCTCCTGCACCTAAACCTGATGCTGAACTCACACCAGAACAACTGGCAAAGCGTGAAGCCAATCGGTTATCGAAATACAACAGCACGCAAGCAAAGATGCGGCGAGAACTGAAAGAAATGCGCGAATGGCGCGATTCAGTCATGCCTATCTTAGCAAAGCAAACCGCCCCCCAGAATACAGCACCACAGCCACCGGATGAAAGCCAATTTACGGATTGGGATGAATTACGAGCAGCGGAGCGCAAGTATTATGCGGATTTAGCGCGCCACGAGGCGAAACAAGAAATCTCTGAGAGAGAAACTAAAGCAAACGAAACTCAGCAGCAAGGTGCTTTACAAGCGCAAACAGCTAAACGGATTAACGATATAGCCGCGAAAGAAGCGGAGTTTATCAAAGATAATCCCGACTATGTGACTCTTTACAACGAGCACGCTGATTTCATGAACAACCTCAATCCTACCATTGCCAATATCTTAATCGAGGCCGAGGACGCTAACCTAGCTCTTTATGCCTTGATGAAAGAGGGAAACCTTGAGGCTTTGGAAGATATGACGCCTGCCCAAGTGATTCGTGAAATCGCAAGAGCAGAAATCAGGGGTGAGCAATATCTCAATCAGAACAAAGTAACGAATGCCCCTGCGCCAGTCACTTCGGCACGCGGAACTGGAAACCCCAGCAAAGCACTGCATGAAATGTCGGTGGAGGATTTACTTAAACGGTATAACTGATAGGTTCCCATGGTGGGTTCCTATCGCAACTTAGATAGGAACTTAACATGGCTAACAATACTATTAACACAATCAAAAGTAATGCTGGCGTAATTGCCAAGCTCGCTGCTGGCGCGTTTGTCGATAACCTCCAGTTCTGCAAATCCATCGGCAAGGCTGATGCTTCTGACTACAACGGCAAGAACGGCTATTCGGCTGGTGATACCGTTTACATCAGCAAGCCTGTCCGTCCTGAAGTTGGCACTTCGTTTGACATTACGTCAACGATTGGCTCGCTGCTTGAGGAAAAAGTGGCTATGCCGCTGGACATCATTGCTGTCACCAGCTTTGACCTTGATTCGCAAGAACTGGCTTCGACTGCTAACCTGCAAGGCATTTACGACCGTTTCGTGAAGCCTTACGCTGCTGGTATGGCTCAAGAAGTTGAGAAAACCTACCTTGAGCGTGCGGTGATTAACACCCCGAACTTTGTTGGTACTCCGGGTTCGACTGTGTTCAACACCACCACGATGCTTTCGGCTGGCGTTAAACTGGACGAGTTCCTCGCGCCTATGGACGGCGAGCGTTATGCGCTTCTGTCGCCTGCGGCTCAAGCTTCGGCACTAGATTCCCGTAAGTCGTTTGTTCAAGCAAGCGATGAGCTGGCTAAACAGTACAAGCGCGGCTTGATGGGTACGGCTGATGGCTTCACCTACATGAGCAACAACCTCGTTCCTCGCATCACCAATGGCGTTGATGTATCGGGCTTCGCGGTTGAGGCTTCGGTAGTTGCAATCAGCAACGGCATGGCAACCCTTGGCATTGATGGCGTAACTGGCGGTGCTACGATTCCTGCTGGTACGGTGTTCACCATCTCCGGTGTAAACGCTGTTCACCCTCAGACGAAGGTTGACCTTGGCTATCCTCAGCAGTTTACCACCACGGCGGCTGTTACGGAAACCGCTGGTAACAGCGTGACCCTGCCTATCTACCCAGCGATTTACTACACCACCACGGATTCCCGCCAGAACGTTTCTGCGGCTCCTGTGGATGAGGCAGCAATCACTGTGGCAGTTGGTTCGGCTTCGACGACCTACACCAACAGCCTTGTTTACCACAAGGATGCTTACCGTATGGTTTCGGTTCCGCTGGTTCTGCCTACCTCGGCTGAATACGCTGAACAGTACACCTACAAGGGCATGACCATTGCAATCGTGCGCTCGTGGGATATTCTCAAGCGCCGCATGATTACGCGCCTTGACTTCCTTGGTGGGTTTGCTCCGGTTCGTCCTGAATGGGGCTGCCGCATCACTTCGTAGCAATAATTGGGGAGGGTAGCGATACTCTCCCCTTTCACCCATCAGGAGAATAAAAATGGCTTTAAATAAAGTAATTAACGTGGGTGTTCTGACGGACGACACACGCAAAATCATTAACGACAACCTTCCAGACATTTCAAAAGTAACCACCGCTTTCAGCCAATCTGCTAGCACGACTCTTGCTAACGTGGTTGGATTGCTTAGCGATACGCTTCAGCCCGGCACTTATGATGTGGATATTAACCTCATCACCACGGCTGGTGCTTCGGGTGGGGTTAAGCTCGCTTTGAAATGGGGCGCTGCTTCGATGATTACTGCTACGGCTTTGGCTGTGCAGGCAAACAGCGCGGCGGCTACTGCTAATACCACTTTCACGACTTCGACCGATGCGGCTTCTTTGCTTGCCGGCACGGCGGCTTATGTGAACGTGAAAGTAAAAGGCACAATCACTGTTGCGCTTGCTGGTACTATCCAACTTCAGGCGGCTCAGAACGTCTCGGATGCTACTGCAACGACTGTTGCTCTTGGCTCGACCATGAGCTTCACCCCAATCGGCGCTACGACGCCACTTGCGGGCGCTCTGGTTTAATAAGTGGGGGGCTAAAACCCCCCTCTTTCTTTTGAGGGTTTATGACTACTACAGCCCGTACCATTATCACGCGTGCAATGCAGAAAATTGGCATTCTTGTAAAGAGCGAGCCGCCTTCTGCTGATGAAGCTGACGACGCTTTGGCCTCGCTTAATGCTTTGATTGCTTCGTGGTCGAATGATTCATTAAATGTTTACGCTAGGACTTGGGAGAATTTCCCACTTTCGGCAGCGGCAAGTTACACTATCGGCACAGGCGGGACGTTCAACACTACCCGCCCTATGGATATTATTGAGGCGCATGTGCGCTCCGGTTCAATTGATTATCCTTTAGGGATTATCACAGACGAGGCTTACAATAGCATTTCTTATAAGAACCTTTCTGGCATCCCTGAGTTTTTGAATTACAGCAACGCCTATCCGCTTTCAATCATCCGACTATATCCGATTGATACTAGCCAGACGCTTTATATCCTGAGCGAGAAAGCTGTTACTGGCTTTGCGACGCTAGACACGGCGTTTTCTTTGCCTGATGGGTGGGAGCGTGCGCTTATCTATAACTTGGCGCTAGAACTGGCCCCAGAATACCAACAGCAACCAGACCCAAGTGTGGTTAAGATAGCGGGCGAGTCCTTAGGCGCAATTCGTACTAAAGTAGCGCAAGTTCGGACAATGGATGCTTATCCTCAGAATTTTGCTGTTCGCAACATCTATAGCGGATGGGCTTATTAGATGAAGATTGCGCTGGTAGGCCCAAGTTATCAGCAACGCTCGCTTTCATTCGACGCGCAGCGCACGGTGAACCTTATCCCGATTTCTGACCCTCAAGGCTCGGATGTCGCTTCGTTGCTGGGCACACCCGGACTTTCCTTATTCTCAACCTGTGGCGTTGGCCCTGTTCGTGGCGGGCTAGACGTATCTAACGGCAGGGCGTTCTTCGTTGCGTCTAACACTCTTTACGAGGTGACAAGTGCCGGAGTAGCTACCTCACGTGGTACGCTTAACACTTCTTCTGGAATTGTTACCTTCGCGGATAACGGGCTACAGTTAGGCATTTGCGACGGGAATGATGCGTATATTTTCACTTATGCCACAAACGTATTCGCACAAATAACTGACCCTGATTTCCCTTCCGTAGTAGGTGGGATTGATTTCATTGATGGGTACTTTGTTGTGAACGAAGTAGATACTGGAAAGTTCTATATTTCCGCTTTGTATAATGGCCTGACTTGGGATGCGCTAGACTTTGCAACAGCAGAAAGCTCGCCAGATAAACTTGTTAGGGCGGTGAATTTCGTAGGTCAATTAGGTTTATTGGGTGAGGATACGCTAGAAATCTGGCGCAACACAGGCGACAGTGACTTTCCATTTTCGCGTATTTCCGGCTCAACTCCTGTTGGTACGGTTGCCCCCAATACAATTATTTCGATTGACACCTCTGTTTATTGGGTTGGGCATAACTCGCAAGGCGGGGGGATTGTCTATAAAGCCCAAGGCTTCACTCCTACTAGGATTTCAACTGAAGCTATTGAGATTAAACTTCAGCAAGTCACCGACCCTTCGGCATTAAGAACATGGACATACCAGCAGGACGGGCATGTTTATCTGGTTATTACCGGAGGCTCACTTGAAACTTCCCTTGTTTATGACCTTTCAACGCAGTTATGGCACGAGCGTGCCTTCCTTGGGGTAACAGGCGATTATGAGCAGCATCTTGGCGTTTGTTGCGTGAATGTATTTAACAAGCATCTTGTCGGAAGCCGCCGCGATGGTTCAATTTATGAGATGTCGCTTACCACCTATACCGATAACGGCTTACCCATTCAAAGACGCAGGATTTACACACATTTAATTGACGAGCTAAAGCCTGTCAGGTATAGTACACTTCAGATAGGGTTTGAAACTGGAACTGGCTTAGAGTCTGGTGGCGACCCTCAAGTGTCCTTGAGAATCAGTAAGGACGGCGCGAGAACGTGGAGCAGTGCTTTTACCACGGGAATCGGCGCAGTAGGCAACTACGGCAAAGAAGTCGTGTTCCGGCGTCTTGGCATTAAACAAATCTGTACTTTTGAGATTACCTTTAGCGACCCGTGCAAGTGCGCGATAACTGGGAGTTATTTACAATGACAATCCCACTTTTGCCACCAAAAACAGAACCAGTAGTTGATAATGACAGGTTCATGACAATCAACTGGCTTGTTTTTCAAGACCAGCTAGCGACGGGCGATTTGGGTAAGACTTGGACACCTACATTCGTTGGATTGACGGAAACTGGCGTAGCTACAAAAACAGGCGTTTACTACCGAATTAGTCAGAAATTAGTAGCGTTCAGAATTGTTATTACTCCTGCCACGGATACCAGCGCAACACTTGGAAGCACCTATTGTAATAACTTCCCCCTCACAATACGGGCGAATGGCTATGCGACAAGTTGCAGCGGATTCACGGCAAGCCAAGCTGGGGTTACAGCATCGGACAAACGAATTTACACGGCCACATGGTCACTTATTACCACCCCCATTACAATCACTGGAATTATAGAGGCTAACTAACATGGAACCACAAATGGAATTAGAAGAAGCGGGACGCGGCACTGATGCAGCAGCAGCAGGCGGTACGATGGCGCACCTTTCGCTGGGTGAAGTAGTCATTCCACGCGAGTTCATGAGTGACCCAGAAGTTCAGCAAATGCTGATGGCATTGTTTGAGCAAAATGGGGCTAATCTAGCTGAGTTCACCGTGGGCGACCCCGCAAACAAAATCAACCCAGAAACGGGGTATCCTGAGTTTGGGTTCTTTAAGAGCATTAAGAAAATTTTAGGAGCCGTAGCTCCGGCTGCTTTGGCTTATTTCGCTCCGGGTATCGGCACTGCATTGGGTAGTTCTATCCTTGGCGCTGGTACGTTAGGTTCTGCTACGCTAGGTAATGCTCTTATCGGTGGCGGGATTGGTGCGCTAACAGGAGGTGGTTTAAAGGGTGCTCTTACGGGTGCAGCGGGTGGCGCATTGGGCGCTAACATCGGAAGCCTTGGCGGTGAATTGCAAGGGCCGACACAATCCGGCGCGCCGTTGGGCGGTGTTAGTGGGCGTAGCGGCATCCTAGGCGCTCTAGGGGAAGCTACAGGTTTAACGAATAACTCGCTTCCTTCAATCGGTGGCATTACCGAAGGCATCTCCGGTGGTGGTGGTTCGTCGTTCTCGCCAATCAACCTAGCGGCAAATGCTTTTGGTGCTTACAATCAGGAAGAAGCCATTAAGAAGCAGAAACAAGCACTGCTTGGCGCGAATCAGCAGCAGATGGCTAATCTTGAATCATTCGACCCGTCTGGGATTACATCTGACCCCGGATATCAATTCAACCTTGAGCAAGGCCAAAAAGGTCTAAACCAAGGTCTAGCTGCGGGTGGTTCGTTGTTTAGTGGTAAAGCTCTTAAAGCTGCATCGGAGTACAATCAAGATTATGCAAATAACGCCTTCAGCGATTACTATCAACGCTGGCTGCAAAAAACTCAAGGCCAGAATCAGCTTTATGGGTCGGCGGGCGATGTCAATGCTAACGCGGCTGGCGCAAGCTCACAGAACCTTGCTCAATCCCTTAGCAATGCTTTGGGAACGAAAGTCGGTGGGTACGGCAATACTGGTGGCTTGACGCTTCAACAACTGAAAGCATTAGGGTTAGCATAATGGCTGATGTAGGGGTTTTCTCCAGATACAAGGGGTTTGCCGACTTCCAAGAGGAAGCGCGCAAGACTGGCTTGGCTGAAGCGTTGACGATGGCGCAGATTAAGAAGGCTCAGGAGCTTGACTTAGACAAAGTTGGTGAAGTCGCTTTTGCCAAAGCTGCGCAAGGAATCCCGTTGTCGCCACTTGAACAAGCAGGCGCACAATATCTGAATAATAAAAGCGGCGGCGTCACGATGGACGTGACAGGCAATCTTATCCAAAAGCCTAAATTGTTTGATGGAATTAATATGGGAATTCCGCAAGCAACCTCTACTTCCCCTGCGTTTAGTTCTGCAATGAAAGCGCCCGTTCCATCAAGCGGCGGGGATTTAAATTCACTTTTGGGCGGCCCTGATATTTTGGCTGGTGAATCTCCTGTTGGAGAGACAATCACTCCTACATCTGTCGGGAATGAGTGGGATTTAGAATTTCAAAAGCAATACGGCCAATTGGAAGGTAACCCAAAGGCGCAACAGGATTTGTTACAGGCGTATTCAAAAAGCAAAATTGAAATGAACGCTGACCAATCTAAAAATGCCGGGTTTGCTGACCGGATGGCCTCTAGCAACCCACTTATTGAACAATATGCACCAGCAGCTTTAGATAATACCAATGTTCGGTTAGATAGAAATTTGCCTGACTTTATTGCAAACCGCGTTGTTTCTAAGGATTATCAGTCGTTCAATCAGGCGCAACGTGATTTTATCAACGCTCAGCTTCGTCGTGAATCTGGCGCTGTTATTGCTGATTCTGAATTTGATAATGCGGCTAAACAGTATTTCCCTCAAGTTGGTGACTCGCCTCAAGTGTTATTGCAGAAAAAATCTAACAGAGATTCCGCGTTCAAATCAATGCAGCGTTCGGCTGGCCCAGCATATAAAGCTCCCGCTATTTCCCCTGTCGAGGCCAAAGGCAAAGCTGCGTTTGAAGCTAAGAAACCTAAACCGCGTTTGAAATACAACCCAGCAACGGGGGATTTTGAATAATGCCAATTGTTGAGGTAAATGGTCAAGAATTAGAGTTCCCCGATGATATGACCCCAGAGGCCATTAAGGGGGTTTTGCAAGCCAAGTTCCCGAAGCCTGAGCCATCCTATGACAAACGCATTGACAATACGGCTTTAGCTATTGACGAATACAAAACTGGTAAAACTGGGCCTACGCAAGCAGGATTTCGCGTGCTTGGTCAGGGATTGGGTGTTATAAACGATAAGATTGCTGAGGTGATACCACAAACTGTTAAGGATACTGCTGGCTTTGTATATTCTGCTAATAGGGATTATAATCCACTGGTTTCTCCCGCCCTTCGCGCGCTGGAGCAAGCAGGCGGTTCAGCAGCTAGCAAGTACAATGATTTCGCTAAGGACAATCCGGGCAGAGCCCTCGACCTTTCAGCGGCGGGGAATCTTGCTGGCGTGGCCAGTCTCATCGTGCCGGGCCCGCGTGCTGTCACTGCGACTACCAATGCGGCAGCGACGGGGGCAGGGTCTTTAATAGGTGCTGCTGCTGATAAAGCGGCTTTGCGCATGGCTAAAAATAGTGGCGAGATTGCAGCTAAAAACTCCCCAATTAGTAAAGTTTATGCTCGTTTAGTAGCCGACCACGGCGAAGAAGGCGCTCGGAAAATTCTTAACAGTTACGCTTCGACTCAAGGAAAATCGCTTGTTGAAACTGGGGGGGCTAGAACTGCCAATCTAGCAGAAGGCGCTGCGCAATATCCATCGGGAGGCGCTAAAGCGACAGAATTCTTTGATGATGCTGTGGGCCGCGCTCCTGAAAAGCTAAAAGGCTCGCTTGGCAAGACTATTAGCCCAGAAGCAAATTATTACGACACCGCAGATAAAATTGTGGACGAAGGACGCGCCAAAGTCGCACCATTCTACAGCAAAGCCTTCCAAGCTAACCAACAAATCGAATCGCCGATTATAAGTCGTATTTTAGAAACCCCAGAAGGGCGCTCGGCGTTAGGTGATGCTGCTCGCAATATGCAAAATGAAATGGCGCTGCTTTCCAAGGCAGACCCAGAATTGACAGCGTTGGCAAATGAGGCTGGGATGATGTCTACGGGGCAAGGTGTAGGCAAAGGTCTAAAACTACGCACGCTCGATTACGTTAAGCGTTCAATGGATGATACAATCCGGCAAGCACGCCGAGCTGGTGATGAAGGACAAGTGCGCCGCATCACGCAGCTAAAAAATGGCCTTCTGAATGAAATGGATAGCGCAGATAAAACTAAACTCTATGCCAAAGCTAGAAAAGAATCTGGAGATTATCTATCTGCAACAGATGCTTTGGAACAAGGAACGCGGTTCCTTCAAGATGACTCGCAATTAATTAAACGTAATTACGGGCTAATGGGGCCGACTGAAAAAAAAGCCTACAAGGCTGGCGTTCTTAAATCTATGCGAGAGCAAATTGAGAATACTGTTGATGGCGCGAATGTTGCCCGCATTTTTAAAAAACCAGCTACGCGCGAGAAGCTAGGAGCAATTCTATCGCCAAAGGAATATGGAAAGTTAATGAATGACGCTATGGCAACAGACAATATCTATAAACTGCGCAACCAGATTGTTGGGAATAGCCGCACCGCTGGCAGACAGATTGCCGCTGAGGAATTTACAGATGGCGGCGCTGAACTAATAGATGACTTGCTGAATAAAGGCGCTAAGCGAACCGCTGGAACTCGTGTTATTAAATGGGTAAGTAAGAGATTTGACGGGCTAAGTGATAAATCAGCAGCGGATGTTGCAAATATCCTCTATGAAACAGACCCGCAAACCAAATACAAGATTGTTAAAGACTTGAGCAACCTTGCGAGAATGAACAACCCACGAGGGACGCAAGCAGCTCAGCAGCTCAAGGCGTTCTATTCAATCAGCGATGCGCTCAAGGCGCGCGGTACGTCAACTCCAATTAAAAAGGCTCCCTAATGACCGCATCACCACTACAGGCTCCATACTGCACGTTCTTTGATAGCAACGGCGACCCTTTATCAGGTGGTAAGGTTTACACCTACACCGCGGGCACGACTACGCCTAAAAATAGCTACACCACGTCGAGTGGACTGATTGCCAATGCTAACCCTGTGATTCTTGACAGTGCGGGCCGTGCAGATATTTATCTCATCGGTTCGTATCGGATTGACGTTTACACAGCAACGGATGCGCTTGTTGAATCAGTCGATAATATCTCGGCCTTTTCAACAGGAGGCAATATGGATGCCTCGGTTTACGACCCTGCAAACATTGCGCAGCAGCTTGTTGGATTAACGGCAGTGCAAACTGTAACTAATAAATCGCTTGTTCTAGCTAGCGGTGGCGCTAGTCTTGCCCCACTTACACTAAGCACAGGCACGAACCTAACCACCGCAACGGCTGGTTCGGTTGAGTATGATGGCAAGGTTATTTACGCAACCCCACAAAGCACGCAGCGTGGGGTAGTCCCTGCGGAGCAATGGTATAGGCTTGATGCTGGTTTAGCTGGCGCTAACGGCACAAGCGCACAAAACGCTCTGGGAGTTAGTTTTGGGGTATCAGCTAGCACCGTGTATGAGTTTGAAGCGGTGATTAACCTAAGCAAATCAGCGGGCACTACTTCGCATGTCATAAGCTGGCTGTTTGGCGGCACGGCTACACATAACAACATCAGCTATCAAGTTACGGGTGATAGTTCAGTGGTATCTTTCAACAGCGGGTTCGGCACACGTTTCAGCGCGGCCCCTCAAGTGGCTACGGCAATAACTATTTACTCTGGTTTGACATCGGCGAATCAATTCATAGTGTTAAACATTAAGGGCACGGTATCGGTAAATGCTGCTGGTACATTAACCCCGCAATATATTCTTTCGGTGGCTCCGGGTGGCGCTTACACCACGGCTCAGGGTTCGTTCTTTAAGATTAAGCCAATTGGCGCAAGCGGTGCTAACGTATCGGTAGGAAACATCTCGTGACCATAGCAGACATCCGCAGTAAAGCCGTAGAGTTACTCGCGCTAATCGACGCGTTAGATACTACGCCTTCTAACTGGATGCACACACTAAACGGAAACAACCCGTTTTATGATGCTGACTTTGCTGGTGGTAAATATTACGCAGCGGGTGCAGAGCGTGCATCGTTTGCTGAGTTTATTGCCAGTGCAGGGTTTACGGGGGCTTATACTCTTGGTGCGCATGGGTTGACGTTTGGCAATACCCCTATCGTTGCCACGAGTGATTTTAGCACTTGGAATAAAGCTAACATCGTATTTACACCGAATAATGCAATGGCGGCTGACGGTACGATGACTGCATCCACGATTGCGGATAACGCTACGAATGGTTTTCATGAGTTATTAAAGCTAGTAAATATAACTCAAGGCGCATCCTATGGTTTGGCTATTGATGTTAAAGCTGGCACTTGCACAAAAGGCCGCTTATGGTTTGTGAATGCAGCAACAGGCTTTTACACTGATTTTGACCTTGTGGCTGGTACGACTAGCGCGGCAACGGCTTTCGGCTCCACAACCCCCATTACATCGAGCATTGCGCCATTAGCAAACGGAGTGTATCGCATTACCGTTGCTGGTATTGCAGGTGCATTAACGAGTGGCAACTTTGATGTTCTGCCACGGGACAATGGAATCACCTATGCTGGTACGGGTAAATTGTTCTCGGTATCGAATGCACGCATGGAAGCACTGTCGGCGAAAGCATTGGTTTCAAACATCACAGCACCCACGGCAATCACGCGGGTGATTCATGCTAAAACAGCGGATTGCTTGCCGACTGATTTATATCAAGTCCTGCACCACCTCGACAATAATGTGAACACCACAAACGGTTATAGTGACCTAGAGGTTTACCGTGGAGTAAATGGTAACGTGTTTATTGAATGTAAGAAACTCAGCACCACGACGGTAAGTGGGATTATTGACCTTGGGCATATTCCAAACAATACCGCGTTTAAGATTTCTTACACCGCAAGCGCAGCAGGCTTGATTGCTAGTTTAAATGGTGGCCCTGTAGCAACATCAAACATTGCCGCATGGCCCACTGACCTAACGAAGAACCGATTAAACGGCAACATCTCGGCGGGCCGTGCATGGGGCGGCTCACTGGCTCGTGATACGTTATTTTTTGGCATAGCGACAGATTCACAACTTCAAGCGTTGAGTGTATGAGATGGATGAAATGCGCATTAAGCGGGTCGAGGTCACCTTGGAGAAACACCAGCGTCGGTTGACAGACCACGAGGAGCGCCACTTGAAAACGGAGGCCCGCATGTCAAGCCATGAGCAACTAATCGGCGCTTTGCAGCAAAGCACAGCCACGCAAGAAAAGATGATTCAGGTTGGTGAAGATATCATCCTTGCCTTAGGATGGGCAGCTAAAGCAGCTAAATGGACTTTAACAATGGCGGCGTTCTGCACGGCTGTATGGCATGGGGTTAAGCTACTGGTAAAGGCGGCAGGGTCATGAAACTCCTACTAGAGCGCGACGTAAAAGCCCCGACCTTTACGCTAGGAAGGTTGCACGTTAATGGCATCAGGACGTTCTATACTGTAGAGGATAGAGTTCGCGAGATTAAAGGCGTGCCTGTTGAGGAATGGAAAGTAGCGGGTGAAACCGCAATCCCTGTAGGAACCTATCGGGTGATTGTTAGCTGGAGCAACCGCTTTAGAAAGCACCTGCCTTTGCTGCTAGACGTGGACGGGTTTAAGGGCATTCGTATTCATGCTGGCAATACCGAGAAAGATACCGAGGGCTGTATTTTAGTAGGAACCAACCGCACTAAAGAAGGGGTGGCTAACAGCCGTTATGCCATGTCATTGCTGCAAACCGCTATCGAGGAGGCTAGCAAGCGTGGGGAAGTTGTCACCATCGAGATTCGCTGAGTTCTTTGAAGGAGGGGATGGCCGATTAAGCATGACCCGCTTGATTGTGTTTCTGACGTGGCCCCCCGCTACATGGGTTGTTTTAAAGCAGCATGAACAATTAGCTAACTATTTAGGCGCATATGTGATAGGATATGCTCTAGGTAAATTTGCAGGTGAAGGCAATGCTTCTACTACTCAAATACTGGAAACCCCTAGCGATAGCGTTAGCCTTAATGACGGCGTGGACGCACGGGAACCTGACAGCCAGCCGCAAGTGCGAGCGAGAAAAGCTAATCGCAATAGCCGAGGAGGTAAAGCGAAATGACGGGATTACAAAAACGCTTGAAGCTGATTTGGCAAAAGCTAAAGCTGCCGCTGTACGCGCTAGAAGCAACCTTAATGCTGTGCTGGCTCGTGGGGACTATTCTTGTGTTATTGCTCCTGACGGGGTGCAGCTACTTCGCGACACCGCAACCAGCCTTACCCGCTAACCTTGCCGTTGCATGCCCTGACGTTGCACCGTTTGACGGTAGCACGCTAGGTGACCTGATGGCGTACACCGTGGATTTAATCGGGCAGTATCACGAATGCCAATCTAGGATGGACGCTGTTGGCGTTTGGGCTGACAGGGTTTAGCGTTCTTCCACACCCGTTCTTTATGGCAGCTATAGGCAGCTTGTAAGATAATCGTACACCCACAGCGGCAAGTGCTGTTTTCATTCACAATCTTGCGTAGTTCTGCGTTCTCTTTAGGTGTGTCTACGGGCCAGCTATGAAAGCACGCGGCGCATTTAAGGTAGGTTGTTTCTAGCACTTATGCCTCTCGATAAACGCCTTAACCTGTGCCTGCACTTTAAGCTGGTCATCCATCCTGTATAGCTGGCGATTCCGTTGCAAGTCTAGCAACCTCACGGCTTCCATGAGTTCGGCTCTTAGGTATTGTTCTGCGCTGTTATCCACGGATAAACCTCCCTAAAAATAACGCAAGTGGCACTGATAGGGCAAGCCAGATTGCTAGGTATTGCATCACTTCACCCTCACTGCGCCGATGGCAATTAGCGCGTCGAGGGCTGCACCCTGCTCAACTTGCATAACGCGCCTATAAATCTTGCCGACATCTGGATGTATTGCTTGAATCATAATCTCCACCAACTCCTCCCTTGTGCGGGTGGGGGATGGACTATCCAATCCGTATTTTACAGCCGCCTCGTGCACAGGCTCGGTGGCATCCCCCGACGGCTCATCACCGCCATTCGATTCACCACCCCCATCCTGTGCGTCCACAGGCGCAGCATGTAATCTCATGCTGGCAATTTGAGCATCGCTATCTAGCCCAGCACTTATTGGCTGTGCGGGAGAGTCCGGCGATAGGCTTGCGGGGTTATTCTCATTCACCATATGGCAATCTTCGTAGCCTTCAATCTTTGTCATGTGGTTGCTCCTTCGCGATGCGGTCTGCGGCTGCGATGGCTTCGTTCGCAATGCAGTGAACGCAATCATCGTTGTTTTCGTCGGCAATCTTACTGAACCCCTCCCTCAACACCTCCACCTTCCGCTTGAGGCGGGTGAGTTCTGTGTCGGTGGTGCGGGTGTTCCATGCGGCGATTGCATCTTCGCGATGGAGATGAGTGCAAAATGCCTTTCCCGCTATACAGGCGAATGTGTTACAACTTGCGCCATATTGATAATAATTTTTCCCATGTGGGCCTGACAAATAAAATTGAGCGCCAATTTCTGCTTTATCTCCACAAAATGGGCATGGTTTCAACTCACTCATAACTTCTCCGTCACGTTGTATTTGTTGAGGATGGCTTGGGCTGCTTCTTCAATATCATTGCTAAACAAATTGGTGTTACAGCAAAGGTATTCCACCAACTCCCCGACCTCGACGGGCTTTGCGGATAGGGCGTAATCGTGAGGCTTTGAGCGCCTATCTTCTTCTCCTTGGTATTCGTAGTTGGTGGCTTGGATTACGCATGAGGCGCAGTATTCTCCACGAGCAGCTAATCGACAGCCATGCAGGCCAGCTATAGCCTTGCGGCGCTCCACCTCCCCCTTGCCTACACGGGCGCGGGCTTGCCAGTAGTCCTCTTGAATTTCCACGCCATGCAAATCGCAATCCTCATTGCTGCATTCAAGAAAATCTGAATCCCCACTATATTCTTGCGGCTGCGCACCACAGAAGGGGCAACCTAGGCGCTCGATTTCTTGTGTCATAGGGACTCCACTGGATACACAGTAAATAAGCAAAGACGGACAGGATATTCACCATTGTCATCATCAAATGTAGCCCAAGTATCATTGGCGCTTAGGCACTTGGCGCGCCATTTACCTTTTCTCGTGTGGCTAATATCGTAAGTTTTCCCCACTTCAATTTTTACATGATTGCGGGTTAATCCATTATCTTCTGTATTCGGTTCTTGTGTCATCCCTCATCTACCTTTCTGCAATAGTGGTGGTTACATTGGCCAATTCCAGCAACACATCGGCATGGCACGGCTGGCCTATCGCGCACCAACACGCGAGGTTTTTACCGCGCAATGATTGCTCAATGTCGGCCATGTTGGCTTCGCTCAAATAAAAATGATGCAGCGTGCTGGTTTCTCCTTGATGGCGATAAGGCATTAGATAATCAGCAAACTTCTCTACGCACTCTTTCGCCGTCCCATCTTTGCCAACCACATAAGGATTGCCCCATCGGCTACCACGCCCGACATAAACCGTATTTTCTGGCATACGCCAACCTTTGCTGCGTTTGCGTTGTATGCGTTGCGGCTTCATCACCCACCTACCTTCATCACGTTGTCGATTGCGGTGAGGGTTGCCCATTCATCCCTAAACGCTTCTTTCTTCTCATCGACAATTCGCAGTAGATAGTCTAAATCTTCCCTCGCCATCCCCAGCACCTCGCGTTGCTTTTGGATGATTGCGTCCTGCTGGGCGATAAGTGCTTGCATCATGCGAATATCGCTAGGAACTAAGCTGTTGCAAATATCGTCACGCTTCGCATCCAACTCCTTCACCAGCGCAACCTTATCGGCAAACGCTGGCGGGTTATCTGGTTTCTGTGTCATTATTTTGGCTCCGTGAATGGGGTGATAGCGTTTAACAAATCATCCATTTTTGAGTAGTAAGCGCCATCATCTGTTTTGTCGTATTCCTGAAAGGCGCTTCTTGCAGCTTCCACCAACCCCCGCACTTCCGCCACCTGCATCAAGTCGGCAAGGGTGAGGGATGAGAGTGCTGCTCTGGCAAAGCGGTAATAAGTAGCCACGCACTCTTTATGCTCAAAATCAGTAGCGGCTTTAGCCTCTTTCCATGTTTCGTCGCACATGCTCGGCACGCAATCCCATATCTTGCTGGCGCATTTCTCCACCGTTTCATCGCTAAAGTTCATCATTTCACTTGCTCCGATTTCTCTAGTTTGCCGTTGATAATGGTGAGTTTGATGGCAATATCATAACAAGCAGTTTCCATAGGCCACGCGTGGACATAGCAAGAGTCGCTATAGTTTATGCCAATGCCGAACTCTCTCACCACAGGCTTAGGCGCTTTCTCGATGCGGATGATGTCGAGGGGGTGGGGTGCGTAGCACAAATAAGAGCCATCAATCTTCCATGTGTAACGCACAAATTGAGTGCCAAGGGCAAGACCGTCACTTTCATCCCTAGCCACCAAGCACCCGCCATCACGTGTGTATACCTTGTCGCCAGCTTCAATTTCGTCGCGGTTAATCATCGGCCTGACTCCTTAATCGTATCAGCTAAATCGATTGCTTTCTCGACTGGCAAATATTCAACATGCCCAGCCAGCATTAGCGCCTGAATAATGAATCTCAGTTTTTCTTCGCCCATATTTAAAAGCGCCTCTGTTATTTGTTCGTATCTATCACTCATCTCGCATTCCTCCCCTTCCAGTTATCCACCCTCTCACAAGCCGCCACCTGCTCGACCTGATTGATAGGCAAGTGCTTGCTCGGGCGGGCCATGTAGCTGTTCCAAGCATCCTTACCCATCACATGACCGAAATCGTGGTCTGTGACGTGGGCCAGCGTTGCCAGCAATGCACGGTCTTTCTCAGCGTCCGACAAGGTGTTGTTGCTTTCCTTGGCGTACTTTCTAATCTCGGCATAAAACCAATCAGCGCGGTTCACTGTCGTCCTCCTTTAGCGTTTCTGGGATTATCTGAAATCCAAGGTTAAACCCACGGACTGCAATAAAACACAACACTCCAACCGCTGCGAATGGAAGTGCCGCCAATAGATAGGCTGACATCCAAAACAGCCTAATCAGCCAGTCGTACAATCGCTCTATGAGGTATGGCTTATAGTCGGTCATTGGCTTGCTCCGATTACAATCTCTTTAAATTTGCCGTGTCCGAATGCCCCTGATGTCTGCTCAAGAATCTCGGAAAGCGTGTACTTGGCCTTCAGCTTACCTTTGGTGGCCATGAATGACTGAGTGCCTGATTGACATGCCCCTGTGATTGCTCGGTAGACAAAAGCCCACTCAGCAGGAGTCTTTTTCTCGGTTAGCTTCATGCCATTGAATTGTGAAACGTCACGGCTCGCGGCTTTGAACGCTAAATCGTCACGCGCTTCCTTGATTGTCTTACCGTGGGCGCTGTTGGTTCCATCCGTGACAACAAACATCACGTCGCCGTTATCCGTTTTTACCTTTTTAACGCCTGAACGAGTAGAGACTACACGCGAGAAAATTCCATCTGTGTAATCAACTTCCACCCATTCGCCGCCTTCAACAATATACCAGCAGCCAGCCTTAATTTTCTTTCCATCCACAAGGTTGGCTTTGCCACCGACAGGAATATATCGGTCATCTTTACGGATATACTCTGAAGCCATGATAAGATTTCCTATGTCACCAGATACAGCGGCACGGTAACCAAGTGAGGCGCAGGCGCTATGTTCTCCCGCGCTTGCTGCCTTGCTGTAGTTACCCGACGATGCTGCCTTGCTGTAGTCACCCGACGATGCTGCCTTGCTATAGTCACCCGCCGGTGCTGCCTTGCTGTAGTTACCCGACGATGCTGCCTTGCTGTAGTAACCCGACGATGCTGCCTTGCTGGAGTCACCCGACGATGCTGCCTTGCTGTAGTCACCCGACGATGCTGCCTTGCTGTAGTCACCCGACGATGCTGCCGTGCTGTAGTTACCCGACGATGCTGCCTTGCTGTAGTCACCCGACGATGCTGCCTTGCTGTAGTCACCCGACGATTCTGCCTTGCTTTAGTCACCCGACGATGCTGCCTTGCTGTAGTCACCCGACGATGCTGCCTTGCTGTAGTCACCCGACGATGCTGCCGTGCTGTAGTCACCCGACGATGCTGCCGTGCTGTAGTCACCCGACGATGCTGCCTTGCTGTAGTCACCCGACGATGCTGCCTTGCTGGAGTCACCCATGTCCTTTTCCTTTGCTTCTTTATAGAAATCCTCAAACCCATCACCAGCGATGTTGAAAACATCGGCTAGCGCCTCGATTTCTAATTCTGCTTTGCTTTTCTCTTTGCTCATAAATACTCCTATGCGGTTAAATGTTCATTTGTTATTTTGTGAATAGTGCTATCCATCACTTCCCTCCCAGCATTTGCGCCAATAACAACAGAGTCCACATGCTTAAACTGCATCTTGTTCTCCTGCCGCTAAACGGTATTCAAGCCATGCTCTTTGTGTCTTGTCGTCTAGGTATGTGCTGCCCGTCACCCCGTCTTTCTCAAGCGAAGCGCCAAACATATACGCAACAATTTCAAAAGCACTCCTGCTAGCTACCACCGTAGCCGAAGCTCCTATCTTAGCTGATTCAACACTGCGGAATTTCATAGCTCCCCCGTCTGCTTTGCATATTCAGCCCGTGCCCCGTTGCTCCAAATCTTCTCACGAGTCCGGCTTGTAATGTCACGGCGCTCGCCTTGGAATAACGTTTGTATCTCGGCTGGCGTAACAATAGCTTCCCGATTAGCCTGTTGCAGTTCATGAGCTTCCCATGCCTCACCAGCGGTGAATTTGAAAGTGCCAAAAACCTCAAGCCATTCCCCATCAACCAGTTGCTCAACCCAATAAAGCCCAGTTTCGGGGAAATCACTCTTATCTGTTGCTATACGAAGTTCCATAATAACCCCCTAATACGTGCCATGTTCAATGAGGTCGCCGTGATATCCGATAGTCTCTACCTGATATTTCTCACGCGAAACTTCTTCGTAATCTTCATCAATGGCTACGATGTAGAAATCCTCGAACGCTTCCACGCCATTGGCCAGACGCTCGTGCTTTCTTTCGGTGAAAGTATCGGCTGCTTTTTTAGCTTCATCGACGGTGTAATGGTCATTCAAAACCACGCCGTCATGTTCTAGGTTATACCAAATGATTGTTGTCATATTTGCTTCTCCAGCTTTGTTGCCGCGTAATTGCAGCTAACGGAAATTACTCTACACTATAGGTCACGCCATCGTCAAGTCTATATTTGAAAATTTTATAAGATACTTTTTGCAGCTCAGGGTGAGCAAATAACAACGCATCCACCAGCGCCCCATCTTCTGCAATCTGCAATGCACGCCCATATACATCGTCCGGCTGTGTGCCTAGCTGAATCCAGCGCAATAGGTTACGCTTGCTTACACCAAGCGCATAAGCGTAGTCATTAGGTGACATACCTGATTCGGTCAGTAGTTCGCTAAGTGTCATTTAGTGATTCCCTCAATGCCTGGTTAATCCGCGTCTGCCAGCCCTTGCCTGTTGCCTTAAACTTGGCAAGCACATCCGCGTCAATGCGTATGGTGGTGCTGACTTTAGGGTTAAGCGATTTTGGTCTGCCTAGTTTCATCTCGGTACAATCCCCACTGATTGATATTTCCACCCATTAGCCTCAGCCATGCTTTGCCCAACCTTGACAGCCTGAGCCTCGCAGGTGGCAGCATAATGGATATATGGCGCATCCCAGAAACGTATGCGGTAGGTTTGGCGCTTAAACACGGAAACCCCATATCCCTAAAACATTAAAATAAACCTGCCATGCTTGCGTTTGCAGTTGGTGGTATTCGCGTAGGAAGTTACTCATACTGGCTGTTCCTTTCATCCTCAGTCATCTTTTCCTCACGGCATGATTCGCACCATACCACGTCCTTGTGCAGTCGCTTCATGTTGCCAATCTCCACAAAGCAATCCACGTCCATATCCGAGTCGATAAGGTGGCCACACGCTTCACAGGCTATCATGGACATCTTATTTACTCCGCGTCATAGCTGTTAGAAAATCAGGCGTAGCCACAGCATCCACAAACTGCTGATTCTTAGCCACCTCTTTAAGCACCAGTGCGCGGCAGTTGTCAGGCGTGTGTTGATAGGTCAACGCTGCGGCTGTCATGCCACTGGCGATGCCTAGGATGATGATGGTGTGTTTGATTAGTTTAAGCATAATTAATACCCCTGATGCTGGTTTTCATAGGTTACAAGTACGCCGTCACCGCCGCAATCTTCACATGCCTTTGGCTCGTCGTATTGCTCAATAAAATAAAGATGGCAAATTGTGCATATTTCGCCGCTTTCCATTTTTTGTAATAATGTCGCAATTCCAACCATGACTATTCCTCCTAATAAATGCCAAAGAGTTTTTTCATAACGTCTTTGCTGTTATACCCCTCAAGGTTTTCAGCGGCATTCTTAATCATGTGCTCAGCTAGTTTCTGGCCTATGCCTACAGATGCAGCCTTGACCCCATCAACAATAGCTTGCTTTTGGTCTTGTATAGCTTCCTTGATGGTATCGGCAATCAAAGTCGCAAGCTGGTCTTTCACTTGCTTTTCAATTTCCCATTTGACGCTGTAGTCAAAACCCTCGACGATTTTATCTTGAATGCGGGCGATAACTGACTTCGTGATGTTTTCTTTTTCATCAACTAAGTATTGTTCGATTTCTTTGATGTCCATGATTTTATCCCTCTCGGTTCTATCGACACATAATCGCGTCTGATACGAAAGGTTTTAGCAGGTTATGCAAACACGGTCAACAATTATTTTTGACAGGTGCGAAATGTCCACATTCGGCTTGACTTGACAATCAGGGATTACGCCGATTCTGAATGATTCGTATGCTGGCTTATGTCCGGTTAAATGTCCGCTTTCCTTCTCCACAAAAGAAACCCCGCCGGAAGGCAGGGCTTTTTTAGCTTGTTCGTAGTGTTGGTTTTTAGCGTCGAGGCGCTGTATTTGCCGGATAAACCCCCGTACTGTGGTATCGGGCAATCCGTAGTCCCTAGCAATGTCGGATAATCCAGCCCCCGCTTTCCACAGGTTGTAAACTTCACGTTTAATCTGCTCGCTGTGGTGTTTTCCTGACATACAAGTACCCTAGCATAAAATTAGCTACTCATCAATCGCTTCCTCTAACGCTTTTTCCTCTGGTTTGGCCTCGGCAGCGGCGATAATAATCAAGTCCATAGCGCAGTGCTTGTATTCCTCTAGGCTGGTGTTTTCCGCCAAAACAAACGGATGCCCGTGGATTCCTTCGTGGGTCTTACAGCTTACAAGGTGCATAAACGCGTGGTGCATGTATCGCTTGACATCTGGGCTTTTCCATTGGTCAGTTGGCAAATCATCATGCAGACGTTGTTGTTCTCCGGCGCTCATGACATCGTGTATAAGCTGGTTGGCTGCATCAAGCAGTGGCTTCCAATCTTCGCGGCAAATCATGACGTATTGTTTTATTTCTGGCATTCAATCCTCCAAGGTTAGGGTTGGTAGTGGGCAGGATTTGAACCTGCAACAGAGAATTTCAAAGCGTTGTTTGCGCCCACCTAAGTTAAAGCGCGTTACTCCGTTAGCCCAACTGTAGCTTGCGCCAAGCGCCGCCACTACCATAATCTAAAAAATAGGGCGGCTTTTACCCCGCCCCAAGTCGCACAGAAGTCACTTACTCTCAATCCACATCAGCGCATATTTCACCACAGTCCGTAGCTTCATGCGCCCGTTTGCTATCTTTTCAACCGCTGACACGCTCATGTCTAGCTCATTGGCTACCTGTTGCTGTGTCATTTTGTTGCGTTTCATGTATTGTTTAAGGTAGTTCATATTGCTTACCATGGCACTGAATCGTCTAGTTCGGCAGGCTTAGCTGCCGCACTGCGAGGCTCTTGCTGGTCACGCGGCTCAAACAGTGACATATTTAAGTAACCACCTTCCGGCACAGACTCAAACAGCGCAATAAGGTCTGCGTTTTTTTTCATGCCGATTTGTAGGTTGCCGTATTGGTTTTTGCTGATGCGGCCATAGCCCCACCACTTTCCTAGTCTGTTCTTAGCTCGGATTTCGTAAACTACTTCGTTTGCCATTTTTATCTCCGATTCTTTCTGTTCTTTTTGACTGTCGTGACAGCTTGCATCTGCAACTCTGCTATGCTTTCACCGTATGCTTGATTTAATGTAAGCATTGTATCTTTCAGAAAGTCTAGCTTTTCAATAGGCGATAGCGCCATGAAATCTTTATTAAGGATAACCCGTGTTTGCTCGTTATGCTCTGGGTTCCATCTTGCTTTAATGTGGTAGTCCATTAGTATGCCTCCGGTGGTGGTGTTAGGTGTTCATTCGGCGCGGGAATAACTACGCCCTCCTGCGCGGCCCATGCCGTAACGCGCAACAGGTAATTCTCAAACTCAGCAGTTGATAGCGAAGCACTGGATTTCGTAATCGCCACCCTGCGCCCTACACTGTCAACCACTGAGCCTGTGAGCTTGCCAACGTGCTCTTTCAAAAAGCTATGGGTTTCTTCGTCGTCTACTTCATTCCCGTATTCCTCTAGTATTTTTCGGATGATTGGTATCACAACCCCCCAATAGTATTGATTTTGATTCAAGCTCCGTTTCTTACGTTTGCGCTCGATTGTGATGCAAATGTCTTTCTCTGAGTGATGAGCCAGCTCCGCTACGAATTGCAGTTCTGCCGCGTCATTCAGTTGGCCGTTTGTCACTCGTGCGTAAATCTTCACAACTACCCCTGCATGTGCAGTTCATCCAACCGCAACTCTAAGGCATCACGCAGGTTCACCCCGCATTGTTCCTCGACCTTCTCTAGACGCTCAATCCGCTTGTAAATGATGCTTGCCGAGTCCTTAGTTGGTAGACGTTTAATGGCATCCATTGTTTCGTTGTAGTATTTTTTAAACTCGGTTGCTGTGCCAAACTCTTTTTGTGCCGTTACCTCGCCGCTAGTTGGCGTGTTAGGCTTAGAACGAGCATCCGCAGCACCGTCATCATCCTCTTGGGCAATGCCAAAGATTGAGCAAAGCTGATACCGACGACCGTAGGTAATAGCCGAGCCGCGTTTTTGGCTGTCAATAAACGTGCCAAGGTTATATTCGCCCATGTGCCAGACTTCACCGTCCTCATGGTGTAATTCGCTGATTAGGCTATCGCCGCGCACATACTGCACCAATGCAAGCCCATGTTCACGGAATAGCGGTTGGACTACATCTAGCACCGCGTCAATCGTGGCATATTTGTATTTGCTGTTACCTACTTGGCCTTGCGTGTCTCGCTTTACGTTCTCGACTTTACCGCATACAGCGACCAGTGCTTTGTGTAGTTTTTTCTCTGACATATTCCCTCCGTTTGAGGATGCAAACTAGCACGCAATTATTCCCTATGCAAGTAAAAATTACGGTGAATTATATTTTTGTTTTCTTGCTTTTTGTGGTGGCAATGTTAAGCTATGGCGATGCCGAAAAAACATTATGAAGATGATTTGCAACGTGACGTAATGCAGTTTATTCGATTGCAATACCCGCACATTATATCGTTTCATTGCCCTAATGGTGGAAAGCGTGGCGTACGTGAGGCCGCAAGATTAAAGCGGCAAGGCGTTTTAGCTGGTGTGAGCGATGTTCTGCTATATTGGCAAGATGGCTATGGCGCGATTGAATTAAAATATGGCGACAACAGCATGAGCAAGCCGCAAGCATATTTCGCAGATAAGCTTCAAAAGTTCGGCGGCAAGTTTGCAGTATGTAGGAGCATCGAAGATGTGCAAGCTGCGCTAAAGGCGTGGGGCGTGAAGTGACTCCTACAAAAGCACAACGGGAGCGGTGGTCACGCATAGCAGAACTTGGTTGCATGATTTGCTCACAACCGTGTGAAATCCATCATTGTGGCACTGGCGCTGGTGGCAGAAAAAACCACGACAAAGTGATAGGGCTTTGCTGGTTACACCATAGAGGCCCTCAGGGGATTCACTTCATGGGCCGCAAGAAATGGCAGAAAATTTACGGAACCGAGCAAGAGTGGCTTGACAAATTAGAAATCTTATTACAAGATGCGTGAAGTTGCAGGATTGCGCCCTGCTTGATTAAGGCTTCATTACGATGTTAGGTGGCGCAATCACTTAGCATCATAATGGAGCTTTTTTTATGTCAGTGCGTGGCTATAAAGATATAAGCGTCTACGACGCGGCGAATGCAAGGCTAGATTTTATATTCAATAATTTCGAGCGCGTTTATCTATCTTTTTCTGGCGGGAAGGATAGCGGTGTTTTGCTCAATCTAACATTAGATTACATGCGTCGGAATGGCATCACCCAAAAACTAGGCATTCAAATACTTGATAACGAGGCAAACTATAATTTGTCACTAGATTTCATGCACCGAATTTTAAAGAGCAATATGGATTTGCTAAATGTTTATTGGTGCTGCCTGCCTATTACGCTGCCTTGCACTGTATCGCACTATGAAACCGATTGGCAATGCTGGGGCGTTAATGATGAAAAGCGTTGGATTCGCCCGATGCCAGAAGAAAGCTATATTGTAAATATAAACAACCACCCATTTGGTGAGAAGTTTCAGCCAAACATGCACTATGACCATTTTTGGGATATGTTCGCAGAATGGTACGCACAGGGAAAATCTTGCGCTAACTTAATCGGCATTAGAACGGATGAAAGCTTAAACCGTTTCCGCGCTATTATGAACGACGAAAAAGAAACTTTACACGGCATGGCGTGGACTAAAAAAAACACAGAACATGTTTTTAATTGTTACCCGATTTATGATTGGAAAACTCGTGATATTTGGATAGCAAACTGCAAATTCGATTGGGATTATAACAAGCTATACGACATTTTCTATAAAGCTGGAATACCCATAGCAAAAATGCGCGTAGCTAGTCCGTTCATGAGTGAATCGAAATCTTCGCTTAACCTCTATCGAGTAATCGACCCGCAAGTATGGGCAAGGCTTTGCGCTAGAGTTTCTGGCGCTAACTTTGTTGCAACCTATGGCAAGCAGCTAAATTACAAATCATTTAAATTGCCTGACGGGCACACATGGAAATCGTTTGTCAAATTTCTGCTGTCTACCCTTCCCGAAAAAACATCTGAAAATTTTAAGATGCGCTTCATTCAATCTATTCTTTTCTGGGGCAGAGTGGGGCGCGGATTGCCAGAGCATTTAGTAGCGGAAATGAAATCCAAGGGCATCAAATTCAAACTAAACGGCTTTACGCCGCATGGCGGTAATTCGCTTCCAAGGGTTTTGATAAAGGTACCGCCTGACAACATGGATTGCCTTTCTAGTCACAATGGCAATGTGACCTCATGGAAACGCTTTGCCCTGACTATTCTTAAGAACGACCATACATGCAAATATCTTGGGCTAGCGCCGACAAAAACACAGATGGAGCGCATGAAAGCAATCAAACATAAATATGCAACATTGGAGAATCAAAATGAAAGTAATTAAAACAGCAGACCTAGAAATTGAACGTGTAGTTAAGTGCCCTAAAGGCGGCTTCACTAGCAATCGTATTTTGCTGCAATCCGATAATATGGGCTACAGCATGACTAAAACTATCATCGAGCCTAATGGCAAACAGTTTTGGCACTACAAGCAGCATTTAGAAAGCTGCTATTGTGTAAGCGGGAAAGGAATTTTAACCAGCAAAACTACAGGTGAAGAATTTATTATTGAGCCCGATACTACTTACATTTTGGATAAAAACGACCCGCATTATTTTGAAGCATTGGAAACTGTAACTTTAATTTGCGTGTTCAATCCACCATTGCAAGGCGGGGAAGTGCACCGCGAAGACGGTTCTTATGCCGCGGATTGGCTTTCTCCTGTTTATGCAGTCAAGGCTGTGCCAATTGATAAAGTTACGGCTAACGATTACAACCCTAACAGCGTTGCGCCTCCTGAGATGGCTTTGCTTGAAACTTCAATCTGGGAAGATGGTTACACGCAACCTGTTGTTGTTGTTTATGATGACGCAAACGATAAATATGTTGTAGTTGACGGATTTCACCGTTTTTGCACTTTGAAAAACAGCCAGCGCATCCTTGAGCGCGAACGCGGGATGCTTCCAGTTGTTGTGCTTAAAAAAGACATGCACGATAGAATGGCATCTACTATCCGGCACAACCGCGCTAGAGGTTCTCATAACATTGAGCTGATGAGCACAATCGTCGCAGAGCTTGTCGAGATGGGGAAAGGTGACGGCTGGATTTGCCAACATATTGGTATGTCTAAGGATGAATTGCTTCGGTTGAAACAAATCACTGGGCTTGCTTCTTTGTTCCAAAACCAAGACTTTTCGCAAAGCTGGGATGCTGAAAACATGGATGAGGTTTACAATGAAGCGTGAGTATATCCGTTATGAGCTTTGGGAAGAAATCAAACACAACATGTGGGGTGAAGTTTCAGACCAAAAAGCTATGTTAAAAAAAGCTGTAGAATTTACAGGAAACGCAGATTTATACGGCGAATACATGCTTAAAGTGATTGATGGGTGGCCCAATAGTTGCACCAACGCATTGACTGACGACAGCTTAAATAAACGGGCATGGGTGGGGCACGCAGCTTGTGCTTTAGCTATAGGTTGCCCAGAAGACATAACAAGGAAAGCATGGGGGTTATTGACAGATGAGCAGCGGTTTTTGGCAAATAAAAAGGCAGACAGAGCAATTGCAGTATGGAGAAAAAAATACCAGCAAAAGGATAGCTCACTATATACAAATATGGAAGAACCGTTGTTACTTTGACGACATACCAGATGAGGTTCCTAACAAGTTATCGTCTGCTGGCAGGGTTCCTAACTATAAAGCAATAGCAATTTGCATATTAAAAAACGACTTATCTTTGTTTGGCATAGGATTTGAACCTAAACAAAACAAAGAGCTTGAACACAGTTTAAAAAATGATGCTCAATACAGATTATTTTGATTGCAAATCCTTATAGCTTTTTTATAATTCAATCAGCGCTAAACGCGTGAGGGGTTGCCTAGGAGGCATCCGATAAGCGAGAGTTCTTGGACTCGCTGGCAACCCCTTCATATCCAAGCCCACTAAGAGGGACTATGAAGAAATCATTTATATTATACACGGATACTCTGGCCGTTCTCGATACACTAACCGATGAACAAGCTGGACAGCTTTTCCGCGCCATAAAATCATACCATGAAACGGGTCAATCGGGGCTAACAGGCATGTTCGCTTCGCTGTTTTCTGCATTCAAGTCACAGTTTGACCGTGATGCTATTAAATACCAGAAGCGTTGCGAATCTAACAAAAACAACGGCTTGAAGGGTGGCAGACCAAAACCCAACATAACCCAACATAACCCAATGGGTTATTCAGGAACCCAACATAACCCAATCAAACCTGATAATGATAGTGATAATGATAGTGATAATGATAGTGATAATGATAAAAAGAATAGAGGCACTCGCTTCGCTCTTGCCAGCCCACCAGAAGATTGGATTGCATACTGCAAAGCAGAAAGGCCAGATATAAATCCCCATGTAACTTTTGAAGGGTTTAGGGATTACTGGATAGCCATAGCAGGAGCCAAGGGAGTTAAATTAGATTGGTTTGCAACATGGCGGAATTGGGTTCGCAACCAAAAACAGCAGCAGCGCCCAGCGCTACCAAAACCACAACGCGCAGGGGTTAAAACGCTATGAACTACGATTTACAGCTTGAACGTGAATTGCTTGGAACAATCATAACCTACCCTGAAAGCATGAAGCACCTAGACGGGTTAAACGATGACCATTTCTATGATGCAACCCATCGGGACGTTTACGCCGAGGTGATGCGCATGGTGGCGGATAGCGAGAAAATCAGCATTGCCAAGCTAGGGTTGTTAGTTGATGGCTCTTATCTGGCAAGTATAGCCGCAAGCCAGCGGGTGCTGGATATGAAAGGCGCGGCTGGTGTGTTGATTGAGCTTCACGCTCGCCGGATGGTTTACGGCATAACCAGAATGGCAGGCGATGCGATTGATAGGGGGGCATCGAGCGCCGAGGCATTGCAGTTGCTTTCGCCCTTATCGTCAGGTCAAGCATTGGAGGCTCAGACTAGGACAATGCACGATAGCGGTTCTGTCACTGATTCGATTATTGATGATATCGTGTCACAGGTTAAGCCATTCTCAACTGGCATTAAAAAGCTAGACGATTGCATGGATGGGGGGATGTATCCGAAAAAAGCCTACGGTATTGCCGCCCGCAAGAAAGTTGGCAAAACGATTATGCTGGGGACGATTAGCCATAACTTGAACCTTGCAGGCGTTAAGCACTTGTTCATTTGCGGCGAGATGGGCGAAAAGGAGATACACCAGCGGGTGCTTGCAAGGGCGTTGGATATTTACCCGAGCGCGTTTAGAACTGGCTACGCTGAACGGCCTGAAATCGTGCAAAAACTTAAGGATTACAATAGACAATCACCACGAAATACGATATACTTGGATGCTCCCGCTATCACGTTCGATAGGCTTAAGCATGCGGTGGTGACGGCTCACATGCGCCACGGGATTACGGGGTTTATTCTGGATTATTGGCAGCTTGTCAGTGGTAAAGATGGAAGGGCAAGCGAAGCGTATCACTTGGGGGAAGTTGCTCAGTGGATTGCCGAAATATGCCGCAAGTTGGATATCTGGGGGCTGGTCGCTGCTCAAATTAACCAAGATGGCAACACAAGGGGAGGCGAGGGTATGAGGTTAGCGTTTGACCAAGTTTACCACTTGCAACCAGTGGGGCCTGATGGTGGGGATATTACTCTGCCTGCGCGGTGGTTGGAGATGATGGATACGCGCTACACGCAATGGGCTAACATTGGCAGCTCTGACATGGCGGGGTTGATGTTAAACGAAAAAGGGTTGTTTTTTGAGGAAGCTGATGCTGGGCCATTTTATTCACAAGGTTAATTTCACAAACTGCAAAATAATGCTTGCAACCCACTTTCACCCATGCAATAAAGGGACATCAGCCGCGATGATGTGGCGATGAAACCCGAGGGGGGATGAAGATGGAAAAATTACTCAACGCATACCTGGAAAACACAAACGACACAAACGCAGCTAAAAAATTAGCAGCTTATGTTCGTAAGCACCCTATGTGCCTTAGCTTTGTTACGCCAGCGCAGTACGGCTTTATCATGCAAGCTCAAACGCAGGCAGCATAGCCATGCCTACTGGAAAAAGTCCAATGTCGTTGCAATCTAATTTGCCCGATTGGTCGGGGCGGTTTGATGATAACCGTTTCCAAGGCATGGTTAGGGAGTTGCAAGAAATGATTGCGGATTGCAATGACTACGAAACACTTATGAGAATAGGCACAACGCTTAAAAATGGGTTAGGCGGCAGGGCCCTTAATAAGGCAAAGGGGTTAAGCAATGTCTAACCATATAGAGCGAATCCTCGAAATGGTCGAAGGCTTGAAAAACTGCCCATTTTGCGGTAGTGTGGCGGGTATTTGTAGGCCGCTAGATTTTAACGTGGTGCAATGTTCTCGGTGTAAGGCCGCTATCGTTGAAGATGATGGTGGAATGGATAAGGCTATAGAACAATGGAACAAGAGGGCAGCATGACAACCAATCCAGCACACAGTGAGGTGTTATCCGACCTAGCCCGTGTAAGGGCGCGGTTTCAAATGGAGGCGTTGTTGGCAGCGCTGGGGGTTAAGGAAAAGCTTAAACCGCTTGACAACCAGCACAAGGATGGGGTAGAATCTCGTGATGACTGAAGGTGAAAAATTACTCGCAGATTGGTGTGATAAAAAGCAAAAAGAGCTTGAAAGCGCCGAGACCGTTGAGGTTGTTAAGGTTAGCAAGCCAAAAACGTACAAGCCTAACTTTGTCGCATTATCTTGTTATGGCATGAAAGATTGGGTGCCATTTTTTAGTAGGTGCTACACACACTTAAAAGGCCGAAAATTAAAACGAATCAAGAATAAGCACAAGAAAGTTTTGGCATTGGTTAATAAACATGGAAGCAAGCAAATTAGGCTTATTGGAATAGTAGACTAAATCACTAGGTTATTAACTAATTCAATTATTTGGTTCCCGAACTATGGTTGACATGACACTTAAGCCCGGTGGGGGCAAAGCTGATAAGATTATCACGGATGCTTTAAAGGCCGTAGCACGCCAAGACCCCAATAGAGTCAAGCGCTTAGCTGAGAAGTGGTGGCAGCTTGCAGAGGATGGTGATTCAAAGGCCTACACCTCGCTAACCGATAGGCTAGAGGGTAAAGCGCCCCAGCCTATTGTCGGTGGTGGCGAAGATAGCGCCCCAGTCATGCTCGGCGGAAAGATTGAAATTGTGCATGTAAAGGCCAATGAAAGTTGAACTCCCTGAAAAGATGGCATCGACGCTATTCACCCCAAGCCGCTATAAGATTTACTGGGGTGGGCGTGGTGGCGCTAAGAGCGTAAGTATAGCTCGTGCCCTTTTGGTGCTTGGCTATAGTGAAAAGCACAAGATACTTTGCGCTCGTGAGATACAGAAATCAATTCAGGACTCGGTTCATAGCTTGCTTAAAGAGCAGATAGAGGAACTTGGATTACAGGACTTCTACGAAATACAGAAATCCACCATATTGGGCCGTAATGGTACTGAGTTTCTGTTTGCGGGTCTACGGTCTAACATCGCAAACATTAAGTCTATTCCTAACATAACACGGGCGTGGATTGAGGAAGCACAATCAGCATCCGCTACAAACATTAAGACTTTGGCCCTTACAGTGCGTGCTCCCAATTCAGAGATATGGCTTAGTTTCAACCCAGACCTAGAAGATGACCCTGTTTATCAGGAATATGTTACAAGCCCTCCCGATGATTCGATTGTGGTAAAAATCAACTACAACGATAACCCGTTCTTCCCTGAGGTGCTGCGTAAGGAAATGGAAAGCGACAGGCGCAAGAACTACTCGAATTATGAGCATGTGTGGGAAGGCAAGCCTAAAGCTGCCGTAGAGGGCGCTATATTTGCCGAGGAACTACGGCTGGCTGGTGAGCAGCAACGCATTACTAAGATTCCTTTGCAGGTCGGTGTTCCAGTGCAAACGTTCTGGGATTTAGGCCAATCAGACAACACGGCTATATGGTTCGTTCAGATTGTCGGCATGGAATATCGGGTGGTGGATTACTACCAAGCCAGCGGTTATAAGATGGGCCACTATATCGAAATACTTGCTGAGCGTGGCTATAGCTATGATGAGCATTGCCTACCGCATGACGCAGACCACGAGCAGTTGGCGGCGAAAGAAACCATAAAACAGCAGCTACAAAATGCACTCAGGGACAACCACAAACTAGGCAAAACCGTTAGGATTGTGCCACGCATACCTAAGAAAGCACTTGGGATTGACGCTGCTAGGGCTATCTTTTCGCAATGTGTATTTGACCGTGACAAAACCAAAGATGGCTTGCAATGTTTGCGCCATTATGCTTATTCTAGGGATGAGGCAACAGGCAAGGTCAGTAAAGAGCCTAAGCACGATATGTGGTCACATGGTTCGGATGCTTTCCTATGTTTTGCTCAGCATTACAAACGGCCACAGACTTATGAGGCCAAATCAATCATGATGGGGTAACATGGAACTAGTCATAGTATCAAAGCGCGATAACCTAGAGAAAGCCACGCAGGTTCTTAAGGAGCGCGCGGTCAAAGAAGGTTTGACCATTGGCGAGGTGGTGCATGAGTTACTGCCACCTAACACAGCGTTTGTTCATAAATACACCACGGAGGCGGTATGAGGCAGCTATTTCATGCACATATTCCAACCAACGACCCTAGCAAGGTTGAGCAGATTAAGAAAGACATCGGCTCAGCTGCCAGTGAGATGGGTTTTAACTTTGCAGGCGAGTGGAAGGTTGAGCGCGTTAAAGAGGATGGCGTAATCCAATGGCGCGTGGAAGCTGAGTTTTGCACTTGACGACCACATAAAATAACAGTACAATTCACACGATTGCTTATTCACGGCCCGCTGAGGCATCCGAAGGCAAGCTAACTCATGGGTGGGCAATGGCTTCGGATAATCATGTAATCGCTACAGGACGATATAAACTAGCTAAGGATGGCTGGTCAGAAATCAACCGTAAAGCCAAGGAAGACTTGGTATTTCTTAGCGATGAGCAATACGCACAATGGAATCCATCGGTTGCTAATGCCCGCGCTACAGTAGGGCGTCCGGTTGTAGAAATTGACCAGCTCACACAATACGTGCATCAGGTATCTAACGATATTCGGATGAACACGCCGACGATTAACGTCATCCCTGTAGGCGATGGCGACCAAGAGACTGCCGAGATTATCCAAGGACGCATTAAGGCGATTGAGTACAAGAGTAACGCCGATGCTGCCTATGACATGGCGGCTGATTTCTCGATTAAATCCTCGATTGGCTACATCCGTGTAGACCATGACTACATAAACGACAGGGGCTTTGAGCAGGAATTACTTATAAAGCGGGTTGTGAACCCCCAAAGCATCATGATTGACCCTACATCTATTGAGCCGGATGGTTCGGATGCCAAGTGGGGATTCGCGTTAGAAGAAATCTCCTGTGAGGAGTTCAAGCGCCGCTATCCAAATGCTTCGCCTATTTCGTTTGGTGAAGATGAGCTGCGTATGATTCCTAACTCTGAAACTGTTACTATCGCTGAGTATTTCTATATCGAGGACGGTGAAGAAGAAATTGGGCTGTTGAATGACGGCTCGGTTCAGCCGATAGTTAAGGGCAAGAAATACAAAACTACCCGCAAGGTGAAGCGCCCACGGGTAATGCGGCAATGGTTGGCAGGTGACGATGAACTGACTGAGCCTAGCCCGTTTCCGGGTAAATACATCCCGCTGGTTCCTGTTTACGGTGAGGAATCGTGGGTTGGCGGCAAGCGTCATCTTCTTTCGCTGATTCGTAAAGCTAAATCCAGCGCGATGATGTATAACGAGCTGAAATCCAGTGAGCTTGAAATCCTCATGAAGCAATTGCAGTCACCAGTTATGGCGGCTGTAGGGCAAATGCGCGGGTTTGAGGGCGAGTGGAAAACTCCAGATAAGGCAATGGTGCTGTATTTCCATCAGACTGACGCTAGTGGCCAGCCTTGCCCACCTCCACAGCGTTTAATCGCTCCTACGGTGTCTCAAGGTTATGCCGCCGCTTCAATGGATGCTGAGAATAACATCAAGAAATCATTGGGCATGTATTCGGCCGCCGTAGGGAATCGTGAGGGTGATTCGTCTGGTAAGGCGCTGATGCAGTTGGAGCAAAGCAGCGACCTAGCGACGCTACACTTTGCTGATAACCTGACTCGTTCAATCACTCAAGTTGGCAAGATTCTTGTTTGTGCATTGCCTGAGATTGAAGATACTGCCCGCGTGGTTAGCACGATTGGCAAAGAAGACGAAATGAAGCCTGTCGGGATTAACGGCAAGCGAGTTGAGGGGCAGGAGCGTGATTACTACTTCAAAGGTGACTTTGATGTGCGTGTTGTCACTGGTGCTTCGTTCACTACCCAGCGTCAGCAAGCCGCTACGTTCTATGGCGACCTTGTGGGTAAAATGCCAGACCTGATGCCTGTGATTGGTGACTTGGTGTTTAAGTATAACGACGCACCCGGCGCGCAGGCTATCAGCAACCGTCTGAAGAAACTTGTTGACCCCAAACTATTAGATAAATCGGAGCGCGAAGACGAGCAAGACCCAGCTATTGCGGCGCTGACTGCTGAGGCTACGCAGGGCATGCAATTAGCCAAACAGGAAATTGACGCGCTTAATATGCAATTGCAGCAAATTGAAGCACAGAAACAAACTGATGAGCTAAAACGTCAAGCGGATGCGGTGAAGGATCAGATTGCGCAACTGAAGACCAACGAGATAATCGCTAATCAGGCTATTGAGTTACAGCAGAAAGACCTAGAAATTCAGCGTTTGAAGGCTATGGATGATGTGAAAGCCTCAGCACCTCAAGCGCCTAAACCCTCAGGGGGATTGCCTGAAGGATTCCAAGTCACGCCTACGCCAGATTATTTAGCGATGAAAGATGCGCACCATTCTCAGGAATTAGAGGCAACTACGCAAAACACTGCGGTTATTGTTCAGGGCATTCAGGGCGTCATTGGAATGTTAGCTGAACAGACTCAGGCGACACGGGAGCAAGCAGCGGCAGCAGCAGCGCAGGCTCAAGCAACTATGCAGCTTAACGCGACTATCGCTAAGCCTAAGCGCATTCAATTTGACGGCGATAACAACCCAATAGGAATTCAATAGGAGTATTTATGGCATCGGTAGCATTCACAAGAAGTGTTAGCGGGGTAGGTGATAGCGATATGGTCGCTTGGTCACTGGGCGCTGGCGATACTGGCAAACCTTACATGATGGCGAACTATGCAGACCGCACCGTTCACATTACTGGCACGTTTGGCAGCGTAACGCTTCGTGGTTCAAACAAAGCAAACCCAGACGATGCAACGGCTGGTGATTGGTTCGACCTTACAGACCCTCAGGGCAATGCTATTACCTTGACCGCTGCTGGGGGTGAGTTGATTGCTGAAAATCCTTTGTGGATTAGCCCAATTACCACGGGTGGTTCGGGTTATGTTGTGACCATTCTTGGGGTAAAATAGTGAATCGTCGCCGCAGATTGATAAGGGGTGGATTCGGGGGGGCATCGCCAATCCCATTACCTTCTACATCGGGAACGGTGCTTTCTGCATTTGCGCCAAACCTTGTTGTTGAGGGTTATACTGGGGCGTTGTTTCAGCTTGTTAGGGCATCAGATAGCGCGACTATGGATGTAATGCCAACGGCGAGTGGTTGGCCTAATTATAGTGCAATTGACGGCTGGGCGGCTGGTTCTGCGCTCACAGTTAGCGAAGTATGCGACCAGAAATCATCTGGTATTGGCGCAGCTACTAACTTGGTGCAAACAACCCCAGCATTGCGGCCTGTATTTACAAGTCTAAACGCCCTTAGCGGCAGACGCAGCTTCGGGTGTCATACTCTCGCCGATTTAACAGGGCTTGCGAACATACCTCGATTTGATATCCCAGCGGCTTTAAGTCTATCTAGACAAAACTTTGGCATTCATGCTGTTATCAATCCGCGTGGTTGCGCTCAAAACCGCGCTTATATAAGCATGGATAATGGCGCGGCGTCTGACTACATTGTGATGTATAATAACGCCAGTTTCGGAATAAATCCCGGACTTGTAACCACCAAAGCAAAGTCACAGCTTCAATGCCTCGCCTATACTGGTTCAGGGGCAAACTATAAATTATACAAAGATGGGGCCGTTCTTACTGGTTCGGCGTCCACTGCTCAAACAATGAACGGTGGCGGCAACATTGGCGGCAGCAATCAAGATGCTGCTTTTACTTCGCAAGCCGACTACTACGCCATGACATTTTTCAGCACGACACCATCTGATGCAGACATCACTGCGCTCAACACATGGGCAGGGGAAGTTTACCCGCTGGCTGGACTTTCGCCGACCAAGCGGCTTGTTTATTCTGGGTCTAGCCTAATTACTTCATACTACTCAACTCTTGGCCAAACCGCACTATTCCAAATGAATTTTGATTATAACACTTGGGATGCGTTTGCTAATGGAGTTGGTGGACAAACACTTGCGACGCAATACACCAACCGAGGAACTACTGTTAACCCTCTCTATAGTGCATCAAGAACAAAGAACGTGCTAGTTATTGACGCGCCAAGCAATGATATCCAAGCCGGAGTATATGCCGACCAAGCGGCGGCTGAGGCTGCGGCTGATTCTATTTATAACACGGTCACGCTACCATTTGTTGCCGCATGGAAAGCGCTAGGTGCAAGCTGTGCCGTGGTTGTGCCGACGATTATCGCTCGTGGGCCATTTGATACATCAACTAACTATCGGCAATATGCACTGTTGCGATATAACAGCAATGTGACGGCTGGAGCCGTGGCAAATGGGTATACAGCGGCAGACAGATACGGTGACTCACGCCTGCAAAACGCATTTGATGGGACGTACTATAATCTTGGCGACAACGTGCATCTTGTCAACGCAGGCTACGCTGTGATGGCTGAAATAGACAAAGCGGCGATATTGGCAGCATAATGGCAATCAGACACATAAAAACCGATACAATACCTGATTGGACGCAGGCGGAGCTTGATGCTCAAATCGCGCTTGGGAATTACCCGCCCGGTACTGTGCTGGCTGATATTGTTTTGCCATCGGATTGGAACGCAGACCATACAGCACCAGAGATTTCAGATGTTGTAGGGTTGCAGGCTGCGCTTGATAAAGTGCCGACTGAAAACATATTTCGGCCTGAGACTTTCGCGGTTGGTGATTATAGCTACTGCAAGACTTCTGGAACGGGTGAAAACCTAGGCGGCGGGTTATTCCGTGATTTAGACTACCCTTTTACTGCTGACGATGTTGGTAAAACATTCTGGCAAGATGGCTCAGGTGTAAGAACGATTACAGCCGTTGATGGCTCTGGTGTAGCTACGATTAGCCCAGACCCTTACGGCAGCACGAATATCAATTATGTTGTGAATGGCTATGATTGGACAGACGCAATTCAAGCGGCATGGGACGCTGCCGCAGCGGTAAGTGGTGATGATATAGAGGACACAGATGCTGGCTTTGCTGGTGTGCGTTTCGGTGGCGTTGTATTATTGGAAGCTGGCAAGAAATATGGGGTTTTTAACTCTTCTGCTTCATATTCAGGCGGGAAGCTATCCTGCCTTATTATGCGTCGCCGGACTACGTTTACCACAGCGTTCTCAGTAAATGAAACGCAGGGTGTAATTGTGCAATTGCCTAAGTCTTATGGGCATGTCATGGCCCCGCCAAGCACTACCACGCACATGGATTTTACCACGGTTGCGAATATCACGATTGAGTGCATTGGTGATTTCAGCAGCAGCTCTTTAAACGGGATTGATTTTGAGATTGAATACGACAACCTGCCTAGAGTTGACGCTTTCAACAGGTTCGAGCGCATTACTGTAAGGCAGGCAAAGGTTGATGGCTTTAGGTTCTCTGGCAGAGGTGAGCTAAAAATCCGCGATTGCGATTCCTTCAACTGCGGCGGCAAAGGGATGTTTATTGACGGCCAGTATGACTGGTCACTGATTGGCGGGCAGTTTGGCGGGAATAGAAACACTGGTTTGTATATTTACGCTTCCGGTGCTGGTAATGCTACAGGGTTTAAATCATTCTACAGCGGCAGCAATGGCGGCTCAGACCCCAAGAAATGCGCCAACCTTGTGGTCACTGGCGACCAGATGCGTCATGGCTTTGTTTGGATATCAAACTTCCAGCTTCAGGAATCACGAGGGTCTAGCCTTTATGTAGATGTTGGGAATTGCTACTTTGACAACTTCCAAGCACTAGACCCCAGCCGCACCGATTTGATTGCGTCTGGCACGCTTCCGAGTATCCGCGCTGGCGTTCATATTGCTGGCGAAGGCGCTCGCATGAATAGCTTTTATGGTACAGTCTCTAGTTCTGTCGCTGTATTTAGCAGCCCAAACTGGAATGCCGATACATACGCGGTTTACATTGACGATGTAGATGGCGATGGCGCTGGGCCTCAATTGAACGAAGGCCACATTAAAACTTATCGTCCCACAACTAACTTGGGCGGCGGAACGCAAGTAGGGAATCAATATAGTGGGACGGGTTCGGTCAAGGGTGGCGGTGGCGTTACCAACGGCAAAAACCCTGATTTATACATTGACGGCGTTCCTTGTGCTGCAACATTAGGTGCGGCTCCTGCAAGCGGCGACTTAATCGAAATCATTGATGTCAGTGATACTTATTCGAGCGCCAGCGGCACTAAGAAACTGGTAGCTTATAGCGATTTTGGTGGTGGGGGTGGCGGCACTACTTTAACCACCGTCGAGAAAGAATTAGGCAGCATTCCTAAAATGGCTGGCAAGTTTACTATTGCAGGCACGGGCCTAACGATTGGCAAGCCCGTTAGCGTTATGAAAGCTGTCGGGCCTTATACTGGCAAAGGCACAAGGGCTGATGAAGCTGAGATGGATGCAATCACTGCTACGGGCGTGGTTACATCGGCAACAGAGATAACCGTGTACTGGAATGCAGCTACGCGAGTTAAAGGCAATGTGAAATTTAATTATTTTGTAGGAGCGTAAAATGGCTGTAATCGAAGGTGGTCTGACCGCCAATCTAGCTGAGGTGGATGCTAATAATAATGTTCAAGTAATCACGCCAACCGTTCTCAATGAGACGGGGTACATGGTTA